CTTGCATTGTCAGACCAGTTTGGTTTAACCTCTCAGCAAGCCATTCACGCAGCGGAAAAAGCTGCAGAGTTAGGTCACGAAATATCCGCAGCGAATAAACTTGTTAAAACATTCAACCCGAGTACAACTTTAAACTCTACAACTCAAGCCTTAGGAAGTGTAAAGGAAGGATTTGAGGTTGCAAGTCACTCAATGAAAACTTTTGGAGTTGAAAGTAGTCAATTAGAAGGAGTATTGAGGAAAGTTAGTTTGGCAATGGATTTTAGTTCTGGAATTACTCGAATTCAAGAAAGTGAAGAATCATTTAAAAGATTAGGTGCAACATTAAAAAGCTATACAATAGTTCAAAAAGCTATAACAATGGGGCAATGGCTTTGGAATGCAGCTTTAATGGCAAATCCAATCGGAGCTATTGTTGTGGCAATTACGGCATTAATTGCAGCTGGTTATGCATTAACTAAATATTTTATGGCAAATGCTGAGGCATCGCATAAAAATGAGGAAGCTATAAAACAAAATTCCAAAGCTTTAAACGAGCAAATTAAAACAGCCAATAAAAACACGGAGGCTTTTGATATAAATTCAAAACAAAAACTGGAAATGGCTAAGGCTTCCGGGAAAAGTGCGGAAGAGATTAGAAAATTAGAATTAAAACTTGCAGATGAAAAAATCGCTTTTGAAAAATCCTCAAGAGAGATTGCAAAAAATACTTTTTATAAAAATCAAAATGCATTAGCAACTTTAAAAGCTGCAGGAGCTGACGAGGAACAAATAAAAAACCAAGAGGAAGTCACTAAAAAATCTCTTGAGGAATTTGGTAAACAAACTAAAAATTTAAATGACTCGGTTAAAGAGAAGGCTGCAATTATAAATCGTCAGCAAGTTGAAATTAGAACAAGTGAAACAAAAAACAATGAGGATTTAAAAAATAAAAGATACGAAAATAATAAAGAAGAATTACAGGATTCTTTAAGCAATACCGAATTATCATTTAATCAAAAAAGAAATTTAATAAATAAAAATTCTTTATTAGAAATAGATGATAAAAAGGATTTTCTTAGAGAAATTGATAAACAAGAGAAGGCATTTATTAAAAAAACTCAAGAGGAAAAACTCGAGCAAGAGAGAGCATTTGCAAAAACTTTGAGAGAAACTCAAATGGCTGAAAGTTTTAAAGCTCAAGACGATATAATTGCAGCACAAAAAGCAAATGCCGATATGCTTTTAACAGAGCAAGAATTAGCTATAAAAAATGAACAAGAAGCTTATAGAATAAAAAAAGAAAATGCAATAAAAGCCGGTTACGATGAAAAAACAGGTTTACAAGAATTAGAAACAGAGCATTGGAATAAAATAAATGATATAAATTTAACAGCTCAGGAAAAACAAAAAGCAACAGATAAGGCAAATTCTGATGCTAAATTAAAATTAATTGAATTAGAAAAAAAGGCGAGATTAGATGCAGCTGATGCTGTTGCAAATACTTTATCTGGAATGGCTGATTTATTAGGAAAAGAAACTGCTGCAGGAAAAGCCGCTGCAATAGCGAGTGCTACTATAAACACATTTAGTTCAGCTCAAAAGGCTTACGATGCAACTGTAGGAATACCTTATGTTGGTCCAATATTAGCTCCGATAAATGCGGGAATAGCAATTGCAGCTGGTATTAAAAACGTCAAATCTATTTTAGCAGTTAAAGTGCCTGGAGGTGGTGGAGGTGGAAGTGCTCCAAGTGGTGGAGCTGCTGCTCAAGCGGGAGTCACCGCACCATCATTTAATGTAGTCGGAGCAAGTGGAACTAATCAACTCGCTCAATCAATAGGAGCACAGCAACAGCAACCTATACAAACTTACGTAGTTGCGAATAATGTTACAACAGCTCAGAGCTTGCAACGTAACATTATAGAGAGTGCCACAATAGGAGGTTAAAATTTATTGTTTTGTATCATTAAATTAAAATTTAATGTAAAAAGTTTATAACAAAATTAATTAATATCGTTATACATATATGGAAACTTACAATGTTATTTTTAACGAAGGCGAAAACGAGGGGGTATATGCTATCTCGTTGGTTTCTGATCCAGCAATCGGAGTGCAATTTTTAGCTTTGGCAAAACAAACCGAATTAAAATTGGCAACCGTAAATGAAGAGCAAAGAATTTTAGTTGGTCCGATATTAATTCCTGAACAACTTATTTATAGAAATCAAGACGGACACGAATTTAATATAAAATTTACTTCTGAAACAATTAAGCAAGTTCACAGAAATTTTGTTATGCAGGGTTATCAAAATAACTCAACAATTGAACATTCGGGTAAACAAATTGAAGACGTTACATTTATTGAAACGTGGATTAAAGAGGATGAGGTACACGACAAATCGGTACTATATGGTTTTAGTGAACAGGTGGGAACTATGTTTGGTTTAATGAAAGTTAATAACGACGAAATCTGGAATGATTACGTTAAAACAGGCAAGGTCAAAGGCTTCAGTATTGATGGAGTTTTTGATATGGAGAAAGTAAATTTAAAAAGTGAGTATATGAATTTAGAATCAATTGTGTACGCAATTAAAGAGGGTTTTGCTACGGTAAAATTATCTGAGGAAGTTGCACCCGTTGAAATTGCTATTGCAATGGAAACGATGAAATTAAAAGACGGTGTTACCGTTTTGGAAGCTGAGGCTTTTGAAGCTGGTCAACCTGTTTTTATTGTAAACGAAAACGGAGACAAACAACCTGCACCAATCGGAGACCACGAATTGGAAGATGGTAGACTTTTGGTTATCGTTGAGGAAGGTGTTATTGCTGAAATCAAAGAGGCAATGATGGAAGAGGAAACTCCAGAGGCAGAAGCTGCAGAAGCGGTTGAAATGTCTAACGAGGAACTTGTTAAATCAATTGTGACTTCTATGAGTATCGAAGTGGCAAAACAAATCGAATCAATTAGAACAGAATTATCTGCTCAAATTGCTGAGGTAAAAACTACTCAAGTTGAGGTTAAAGCTTCAACAAAAGCAAAGCCGGAAGTTGCTGAAACTTCAAACAAAAACGTGAAATTGACACGTAATCAAAAAATATTGAATAACCTTAAAAATTTAAATTAAAAATGGCTACAAACACAACTGTGAGTTCTAACTATGCTGGTAAAGATGCCGGTATGATTATCGGTCAAGCGTTCAAAACGATTGACACTATTGAAAAAAATGCGGTAACTATCGCAGAAAATGTAAACTTTAAATTGTCTTTGCGTAAAATCGCTTACACAGACGGAACAACTGCATACACTTGCGGATTTGCTCCAGCTGGTGCAATCGTTTTAAACGAAAACACTATCGAGCCTTTCAAATTCAAAAATGATTTTGATGTTTGTAAAGAAGATTTCAGAGCTACTTGGTCTGATGGAATTATGGGCGGAGGAGCTGCTAACGCAACTGCACCATCTGACATTATGGACGCTATCCAAGCTGAAGTTTTGGGAGCTATTGGTGAGAAATTAGAGTCTGACATTTGGACTTCATCTGTAAACTTTGATGGTTTTATTACTCAATTTATTGCTGACTTAGATGTTAACAAACCAACTGCTTTGGCTGCTGTAACTGAGGCTAACGTTTTAAGTTCTTACTTAAAACCTGCTTTGGCTGCTGTTCCTGTAGCTTTGAAAAACAAAGAATTAGTATTGGCTGTATCTCCGGATGTTGCTGAGGCTTACGCTTTTTATCTTTCAACTCAAGGAATTGTTTATGGTAATGGTAACTCTGATTTCGCTTTGACTTTCGGAAGACACACAATTACTGTATTGAATGGTTTACCTGATAACTCTGTAGTTATCTACGAAAAGAAAAACTTAGTATTTGCTACAGGTTTGACTGCTGACCATAACCAAGTTGCAATGGTTGACGAAGACGAAATCGGTTTATTAACTGGAAAAGTTAGAGGTAAGGTTGTTTACAACGTAGGAGTTGGATACTACAACGCTGCTGAAATCGTTTGGTTATCTTTAGACTAATTAATAATTTAACCGCTCATTAATTTGGGCGGTTTTTAATACAAAAAAAACAAATGAGTTGTTTAATAAGCAAAGGAAAACTTTTAGGTTGTAAAGACCAAAGAGGAGGGTACAAAAATTTGTACTTTGCAAATTACGATCAATATGGTTTCGTAATTGCTGCACACGAATTGATTGGACTTGGAACTTTAGATGAGGTTTTCAAGTACGAAGTAAAAGCGACTACAAACGCTTTGACTGAAACAGGAACAAGCTCAGAGGATAATGGAACGTTTTTAAACGCTCAATCGGTTGCGGTTACGCTTCCTAAATTATCTGCTGACTTACAGGCTCAAGTACAATTGATTTGTGCTTCAAGACCTTACGTATTTGTAGAAGATTATAACGGTAACATTATGCTTTTAGGAGCTACAAACGGGACTATGTCAAGCTGTACAAAAGTAACCGGTGGAGCTGGTGGAGATTTAACAGGTTACACTTTGGCAATTACTGCTGAGGAAGGTAACTTATCTCCATTTTTAGATGCTGCAATGAAAACTGCTTTATTCGCTTTAGTTAGTGATGTAGTAGTTCCGTAAATTTTTGCATAAAAATTGATAAAAAAGCTCCTTAATGGAGCTTTTTTTGTTACAAAAAACTATTTTCTCGTTATATTAGTATGTGGATATTTAATTTAACAGCACCGTATCAATTCAAATGCATTCCGAGAGGATATAATAGTGGCGTAATTACGTTTTTTTTACGTGACGAGCTTAAAGATATCACTCACGAAATCGAGGTAACGAGTGTTTATTACCAAAATGGTGTTTTAGTTTTAATTTTTGACGATTATATAATGAAGGAAGGGCAATCTTTTGAAATTGTAATCAACGAAAACGATGAATTAATATATAGAGGCAAAGCTTTTGCAACTGCTCAGACTGACTTAGAAAATTTTGAACTTAACAAAGGGGTTCTAAAAGTATAATTTTATGGAAAAATTACAAATAATAAATTTATCGAACTATATAAGACCAGAAATTAAAGAAGTATCTGGTAAAAAGTGGGTATTAAATGGTAAAAATAACGAATTTTACCAAACAATTATCGATGCTTATAATGGATCACCAACTAACTCGGCGATAATTGACTCTTATAGTCAGTTTATTTATGGTAAAGGTTTGACTTCAAAAGACAGAAACACAAAACCATCTGAATGGGCTGCAATAATTTCCTTAGTTTCTAAAAAAGATTTGAGAAAAATCTGTAAGGATTTCGAAATGTTTGGCGAGGCTGCATTGGAGGTTAAGTATTTAAAAAATAAAGTACAAAAATGTTTCCATATTGCTAAACAAAAAGTTGCTCCAGAGGTTGCGAATGAGGATGGCGATATTGATGGGTATTATTATAGTTATGATTTTTCAAATGTGAATAAATATAAGCCAGAGCGTTTTGATGCTTTTGGATTTGGAGAAGGAAGTCAAGAACGCTCCGAAATTTATATAATTAAAGATTATCAGGTAGGGCAATTTTATTATAGCAATCCTTCATACGTTTCCGGTATTTCTTGGGCCCGTATGGAGTCAGAAATTAGCAATTACTCTATTAACCATATTCAAAAGGGGTTGTCTTTCGGTCATATTATAAATATGAATAGCGGTATTCAAGAAAGTGCCGAAACAATCCAAGAAAACACACGACAAATTAGAAACCATTTGACAGGATCACAAAATGCGGGTGCATTCTTTTTAAATTGGAATGATAACAAAGATAGTGAGATTACAATTTCGGCTTTGGAAGTTTCAAACGCTCACGAACAATATGCGTATTTGAGTTTAGAAGCTAAAAACCAACTTTGTACTTCTCACAAACTTACAACTCCAATGTTGGTAGGTGTAAAAGAT